GATTGAGTAGCAGTTCTACTTAATCCACCAATCATATGTGTTAAACCAAAACCATAAAAACCTAATCCTGGTAAAAATTTAAAATGTACAAAATATTCTTTTCTTTTTTTAGTCTCATCACCCATATCGTAATTACGATAGATAGATAAAATTTGGCCAGAGCCTTCATCAATTGTTATGATATAAGGAACCTTAACTTGTTTTTCTGGATTCTGCATTTCAAATTCTTCTAAATTACAATCAACATGCATCTCAAGAACGGAATAAGAATATTGTCTATCACCACTTGGTGTAACTCCTTCTAACTCTTGATATTTTTTTTCTATTTGAGTGGGACCACTTGCTAATGGTTTTAATTCTACATCTCTATAAAATCCAGCTTGTTGTTTTTTAAGAATTTCATTCTCGCCCATTTTAATTACATGAGTAATTCTTTCACAATCTAATAAATCTGTTGCATAATATGGAACTACTAAATCTTCAGCTGGGATAAATTTAGATACAGCTCTTTGCATTACTTCATCATAATAAACTTTTTTAAATGCAGATCCTGCTAATGCTAAATAAAATAACAATTGATCAAACTCTGGAGTAAACTCTTCCATCTCTTCAGTAATCATGTAGTTCATGAAATCTTGAACACGTTGTGCTTGATTTGTTTTTTCATTATCCTCAACTCCAAGAACTCTAGTTCTTACTGGTCCTTGGCTCGGTAATAATTCTTTATAAGCTTGTGCTTGAAATTGTGTAACGGCTTCTGCTAAAAGTGGATGAGTCACGGATGCCGAACCTTTGAATGGTCTAGTTAACTCTGTGTGCTTAATACCTAATAAATCTAAATTATTAGTATATGAAGTTTCCCAATCTTTTCTTGATACTCTATCTTTTTTGTAATCATCTAATAACTGATTAGACATTCTTTGTAAAACCTCATCCGACATGTCTTCGGCAAGGTTACCAAAAAATTTTTCAGTTTCGCTTACAGCTTCTTCGACTGTTGTTTGACCATCCTCTGATTCTAATTCAACATCAATTTCTTCTGTCTCAGGAGTTTCAATCTCCTCAGTAATTACTTTATCAATTTCAGCCATAATAAAAGCTTAGTATGTTTTTGTCTTCAGTGTACCGTTTAATTTAGTTTTAACTGATGCTTCACCACCCATGTTTAGTTGAGCTTTAGGTCCAAGTATAGCTTTGTTTAAAAAGTTTTTTAATCCTCCACCTGATTTTTCACCTCTTCTTGCTTTCATAGTTTTAGAGTAAATATCTTTATTTTTAAATTTCTCTAAACCTTTAGTGATTGTTCCATCATTACCAACAAAGATTGATTTCATATTTCTTTTTGTAGGTAGGTCTGATCTGTTTAGTTTTGTAATACCTTCCATTACATTACCTTTATCAACTCTTGGTCCTTTAGTTACAAATTTTTTTGCAATTTGTCCAAAACCTTCATTTGCATCTGCACCAGCCAACATAGCTTTTCTATCCATAGCACCTTTTAATTTAGAAGCACCATAAGCTGCTGCTCCAATCATAACTGCTTTCTTAAGTCTTTTCTTTAATTTTGACATGTTTATCTCCTAATAATATATATATTTTCGTTCTTTATAACTTTCAACCTCATCCTCGTCAGAATAAGTAGTTATAAAAAAACCTTGTCGGTATCTTAACATAGCTTGGGTAGTGCTGTCCACATAATCATCATGCTCTCCATGAGGAAAAGCTGCACATTCTTCAATTACTTCTTGAGCCCAATGTTCATCTCTTGGGTAATATACTTGGCTTGATTCAAATATCGGAGCACAAGCGTTTACTCTTGAATGTTTATCTTGTCCACGTCCTGGAGTGTAATCCATAACGGGTATACCCATTCTACGAAGTTCTTGTAATAAACTTTGCCCACTAGCTTTAGCTTCAATAATAATAGTTTCTGGTTGCCAATACTTATATTGGTCTAGGGCTACCATTTTTAATTCTGGAAAATCATATTTACCTTTTACAGCATCAATTAACATAATAGCATCTGGCCCTGATTCGTGAGGCGTGAAGATTCCCCATGTAGTAATGGCAGAATAGTCGGCAGTTTGTTTTTTACTAAATGCAGTGTCATAAGATTGTATGACATGTTTTAAAGTCGGAATATCCCCGGCCCATGGCTGCCACCATTCTCGTTTTAATATTGCTCCTTCTTCTGAAGTTGGATTTTGCATGTACTGGGCTGACCAGTTTCTCACTGATATTGACGCTTTAACTTTTTCTAGTTCCTCTAGGTTCCAATATTCTGGCCAAACAGGTTTTGCAGTTTTGTCTTCACCAATGATCGCAGGAAAAGAAATTGTTTCCCACTTATCTGCTTTAGGTTCATCTTGTGCTTTAATTAATCTACCAGTCAAATCATCTTGAGCCCATCTGGTCATTACAAGTACAATCGAGCCTCCCGGTTGTAAACGTTGTCTAGGTCCAGACAAGTACCAATCGTAAGTTCTCTCCATAGCACTATCAGACATTGAGTCTTGTTCTGTATGTGGATCGTCAATAATAAGTAAGTCCGCCCCTCGTCCTGTGATAGAACCGCCAACACCCGCTGCAAAGTATTCCCCACCTTGATTGGTCTCCCAACGTCCTTTTGCCTTACTATCTTCTCTTAGTTTAACATCTCCAAAGATCTGTTTATACTCTGGACTATCAATTAAATTTCTTACCTTAGCACCAAACCTTCCTGAAAGTTCTGCGTTGTGCGATACCTGCATTAATTTCATTTTAGGATGTTTCCCTATCATCCAAGCAGGAAAGTATATAGATGCAAATTCTGATTTAGTGTGTCTAGGAGGCATATTTACTATGAGCCTTCCTTTTTTATTTTTAGCTATCTTCGTAAACTCATGTGCAATATGTTGATGATGTCCCCATTTGTCTGGATCACTATCAGTTCTACAAATAAAATCTGGCCAAACATTCTTTACAAAATACAAAAAGTTGTCTTGACATAATTTTATATGTTGAAGCCACACTTTTTCGAGCCTCTCTCGAAGCTGATCTGTAGTCATCAAATCTGTATTAGTCATATATATTTACTATACCCTTGGGTCCCCAAAAAAGAAACCCCTTAATTCTACAAGACCTTACTACTTCTATCTGTCATATCAAGTAAAGGTAAAGTTAGTAAACTTTCGTATAAAAATCCTAAAAAAATAGAAATAAAAAAATTTCTATTTTTAGATTTCGACTGGTACCTCTATCAAGTACCACGCCCCACGGATCACGTGGGGCAATGATTGTTAATTGTTAGTTTGTTGTAGGTATCTTATACGATCATTAATGGATCTCTGTATTTTATTCACTACGTTGATCCATTTTTTATCATTAATGGTATTTAGTTTTAATATGTTAACATTATCGTCTACGCCATTACTAAAACTAAACTTAACTTGATCCGTTGAAGGCGTAATTACGCCTTCAATCTTTACGTTATAGCCCTTGAATTTAAATGGTATCATATTAAACCTCCATTGATTTTAAAGCTAATACAATTCCACCAGTGGCAAGAATGCCACCAGTGAAAGCGTCAACCGTGAATAGTACTACAACGCCTAAGAATGCGATTGAAAAACTAATCAAGATTAAGAATATATGCAAAGCAATATCCATAATTATTTAACCTCTTTTTTGTGGTTAGTTCTCAACTCATTAGAGACACCACTAACTAGATATTTATTATATAGTTCTGGGTTATCTTTTTTGAATTGTGTTACATCAAACCGACTAGTGTTTTTTGTAAGTAACTCAACCGATCCAATCCAAAAACCTTTACGACCTAATTCAGTCGATTTTTTAAATTGAAAATAGTTACCGTTGTTTTCACAATGTTCAACTAATTCAGGTTTTAATAACTTGTTAACCTTAGTATAGTTTTTTATTGTTTCATTGAAGATAGAATAAGTCACTGCCTTATCCTCAATGGTTTTATAATTGTTGGCTATATCCAACATTTTTTTTAATGATTTCATAATTAACTCCTTTGTTAGTTTGTTTTTTATTTATCATTAATCCCATTAATAAGGGATTTAAAAAGATATGTCAAATTAATTATTTACAGCTGACACAGCCCTAGGTTGTAGGGCTGTGTATTAGAATCGTTCTAAACTAATAGAATCAATGTTAGTACTATTAGAATAGTAACTGGAAAGAATATTACGAGTCGCATTATAAAGGCTAAAAAATGATCCATCAGGCTACCGCCTTGATAAACTTATTGTTAATCTTACGGCCTTGACCCTTTGCAACCAGTCCAACTATCACGCCACCCGGATCTCGGAATCTCAAATCGTGTAGATCTCCATTAATGACTTTTTTATTAAGCCATTTTTTGGGCAGCTTATCCTGGAAGACAACGGCAACATTAGAGCCCTTAGCTATAGCTGCAGCTATGTCCGAATCATTCCGCCCTGAGTCACTGAAGGTAACATTGTAGTTTTTAAGATCATGATCAAGATAATTTAAAACCTTGGTATAATCATAAAATTGTACATCACTGTGGATCTCCATCAGGCTACCACCTCCATCAACTTTCATTCGATGCCATGCAAGGTCACTTGTACCATTTAACCTAACGGCAAACTTGAAGCCCTGATTGGCAGCTCGTTTTTTGAGCTGTTCTATTTCACGACTCAGGTCCCATAAGAATGCATTCTTATTAGTCCAGAAATAATTTGTTTTATTTAATCTGGCCTTCTGGACGGAACCCATCTGACCACGGCCTGAAGTATTCAGACAAGCTGCAGCACATTCTGGGGATGCTTTAGGGCAAACGTTTTTTCCACTTAATGTAAATGGTGCCAGATGCAATATCGCTGTTTTATATCCGTATTTTTCACCCTTAGCCATTTTGGTTTGACTGTAGTAATTTAATAAAGGCATTATTTACCCCCTTCTAGTTTTTTGATTATTTTTTTTGCAGCTGCTAATGTCTCTTGAGACCCTACCAGTCGATTAATTCTTTTATCTACTATCTCAAAATAAAAAAGCCCCTTGATTATTTTATATCTTTTATTTTTCATTTTTTTCTCCATGTTAGTTATCTGTCTCATTAGCATGGGATGCCCACAGCTGTCAACTTTTTATTTTAGCTGCTATAGACTCAGGACCAATTAAACCTAGTCCAGGTAAGAGCTGCCACGGCTCTAGGACCAATTAAAAAAATTTAAATTTTTTTATATATAAAGGTAAATACCTTTAGGAAAAAATCCCACATACAATCTCAAAGTTTACGCACATGTAAAGGTATATAGGTAAAAGAAAAAACTCACATGCAATCTCAAAGTTTACGCATGTATAAAGGTAAATGATTATTAGAAAAATCCCACATGCAATCTCAAAGTTTACGCACAACGAAGTTGTGCGTAAAGAAGATCCGAGAGACGTGGTTATTGCGTCAAGATTTTTTGCATTGCGTC